TTCTGTGCGTGAATCTCTATTAGCCATTTAATGATTCCTTCAATAATTGTTGCGCATATTGTTCAGGGGTAAGCCCAAGTCGCTTTGCGAGACCGATTTGGGTAGAGGTTAATTGCACCTTGCGTGGCTTTTTTGCACTTCGATTAACCGGGGCAACCACGTTACCAGCAGACCGCTGAGGTGCTTCTACCTCTTCTGTCTCAACAACCTGCTTGTCTTGATTATCTTCATTTACAAAGTGTTCAGGAAATGCTTTACGCATTGATGTGTCCACTCTGCGATAATATTCATCTGGTTCTAACAAAGGATTCACACCAGCCTTAACTAGCTTTGCATGAAGACCATGAGCAAATCCTGTCATCTCTTCATAACCGTCTTTGTTAAACCAATCGTTATTTCTGTCAAGCCATTCTTTATCTTTTCCAGTTGGCTCTTTCACCTTAGTTTGAGCAGTGGCCTGTGGAGGAACAGGCTCTTCTGCTCTTACTTGGGGTTTATAATTACTAACCCTAAATTTTTCATTCTGTACTTGACTAAGTTTTTCTTGAGCTTCTATTAACTTGTCTGGATCACCAGCTTCGTATGCATCTTTATATTCTTGTTTTGCTTTTGCAAGCTCTGCCTCAACTCTACCTTTTGCCTGCTCAACAAGAACTGTCTCCCCATCATCAAGCGTTTTTCTTAGTTTTTTATTTTCTTCTACCAGTCTTTGTGCATGAGCTATAGCTTCATCACTTGTTCTTTTGGCTTCTTCTTTCTGCCTTCTTTCTTCGTGATATTCATACTTAAGCTGTTTAATTCTTTTTTGCACATCGCCTTTATAGCTGTTGATTTCATCATCATCAGGTATATTTGGCTCTGTATTATCTGCTCTCTTTGGCCTGTTTCTGTCTTGCTCAGGTGTATCATCTACAACCTCAACTTCAACAGGATCACTATTCAAAGATATAGGCTGCTCTTTTGTTTGCTCTATATTTTCGTCTATTTGAACTTCTTGTTCTAATTGTTCTGCTGTATTTTCCATCACGCCCTCGCATACTCTCTTGGATCATCAACCACAGCCTCAACTGTGTCATCGTTAATTAACCTAAATTCTTCACCTCTAAGTTTAAATCTTGTTCCAGAGTAAGATCTGAATATAACAAAATCACCCTCTTTACAGTATGGCCCATCTGGAAACTTATCTGCGTCTTTGTACGCAGCTTCACCAACAGATATCACCAGCCCTATAATTGAAGCTGTTTGCTCTAATCCCTTTAGTGCATCTGGAATAATAACTCCTCCAGCAGTTTTTTCTTCTAACTTTGGAATAGCTATTAAAAGTTTATAACCTTTTGGTTCAGGTAGTTTGCGAGTAGTATCTTCGTCTAACTCAATTTTTTCTGCAGAGTACATCTCTGATCCTTTTTTGCAGTGATTTAGGTTCACCGTCACCTTGCAGGCTTCAACGCCTGAATATCGTTATTTTAAATATACACAAGTATTGACTAGTTGGGAACCCCTAATCGTCAATAAATCTTTTTTCAGTATCTTGCAACAATTCTCTAGCAATGGACAATCCTTCGATTTTTCCGACAAGTCTTTGATATTCCTCGAAATTGCTAGGTCTGCCGGATGATAAATGGTCAGTGACAGCATCCATCTCCTCCTGTATTTTTTTTATTACTGGCGTATATATTGTTTCATTTCTACTCATCTTGTAGCTGCTTTGCTGCATCCATTACAAGTCTTGCTTCTTCTTTTTGATCCTTTGAAGTATCTGTCGCTAACTTAGCAGCAATTCTCACACCTTCTCTTCTGTCTTCAGATTGCAGTCTTTCTTTCTGTGCTTCTTCGTTCATTTTAGCTTTTTGTGCCTCTAGCTCTAATTTAGCTAAATCCATTTGTTTTTTATGCTGAAGCTCTTGTTCTTTTATCGCAAGTTCTCTTTGCTGTATTTGTGTAAGTGGGTCTTGCTGTTGTTTCATAGCCTCTTGTTGCTGTGCCTCAGCTGTGTTTTGTTTTAATAATTTATCAGCTGCTTCTGCTGTAAGTCTAGAAAGCTCTTCTTCTGTATCTTCAGGCAGAGGCTTTTCTTCATTTGGCATCGAAACACCAAGATTCTTTTCTATTTCTTTTCTATATTGAAATGCCACATGCTCTGTAATGTGTGCTGATAGCGCTGCTTGTATTGCCCCAGCAAAGGGTGACTGCCCTACGATTTCTTTAATCTTTGGATCGTTTGCTGCTGCCATATGCACCCTAATGTGTGCTTCGTGATCTTGGTACTTAAATGCTTTTACAGGCTCTTGTTTTAACATTGCCATATTTTCTGTAACTGGATCTGATGGTTTAATATCATCCGGTAACTTTATGATTTCTTTAGCATCTTGTATTCCTAGCACCTCTAACATTTGTCTATGTAGCTTGCCCATATCGTAAAGTTGTGGGGCTTGTTGCGCTAATTGCAGGGCTGCCTGATACTGCATCACTCTTTGAGACATTGTGGCTGCATTGGGATCTGATACAGGTATTACATCAACTCTATCATCAAAGTCTTTTGTTCTATCAAACTCCCCTTCCATCTCATACGCATACTCACCATCCATGTAATCACGAATAACATTTGATAATAATCTTAACTCATTCTTTAATGCTGCATGTAATCTAGCTTGTACACCAGACATAACTTTCATGGATCTTTCCATTAAAGCAAGAGTTGTCCCTACTGGTGCTTGGGCGTTGATGTCTCCAACTTGTATATCCGCAACGGAGCCAATCCTTCTCCCCTCGTCAACAATATTTCCGAGCAACTGGTACAAGACCGAGCTTGGTTCTTTGTAAGGAATGAAAGTAATAGCGTCACGTATTGCACCACCCGGGACATCAACGTCACGGAACTCACCCGGCATGAGAGGCGAATCATCACCTTTGATACGAAGACCCCTAGCTTTAAGACCAGCTGGTAAATTCGAGAGCGTTCCTGCATCGATAAGCTGTCTGAGGATTGATGTTGCACTTTTTGCCAGTCCTCCGATGAGGTGTATAAGTCCTGTACCGTAAAAGCCCAGCCCGGGGAGGTACCTATAGTGGACAAAGTATTGTCGCTTTCTTTTCTTTTTATCGTCTTCATAATAATTTCTCCTGATAGATAATATAGTTTTAGAGGACTTATCTATCGTAATAACGTATGGTCTAGCTATTCCATCTTCTTCAGCAAATGGTTCTGGCATCTCCATCTCTACATGCATTTCAAGAAGAGTGTGTCTGTCGTCATCTTCTATTGTAGCTGATTCACCGTCAAGTTCGTCATACTTCTCTTGTATATCTGACATATCTGGCTCAGGATCAGGTAACTCTATATCTCTGTAAAATCCATTATCTTGCAGTTTTGCTATGTCATTTGATGATTTTTTCATGACATGTGTATATCTCTCACATGTCATAAGATCAGATGCACCATAAGAAACAACAAAGTCTTCTGCTGGTACAAACATAGCACATGGTCTTTCCATAATAGGATCATAATAAACTTTTTTAAATGCAGATCCTGCTAATGGTAACTTAAAAAGCATCTGCTCTGTTTCGTCACGATACTCTGTCATCTGCTCTGTAAGCAAATAGTTCATTTCATTTTCAACACGAGCTGCCTGCTCTGTTTTTTCAACAGACATCTTTCCAACTATCTTTGTTCTTACTGGGCCAGATGCAGGAAATATCTCGCCCATTGCTTGTGCTTGGAATCTAACTATTGATTCTGTAAGTATAGGATGAAACACACCAGATGAACCTGCCCAAGGCTGCTGTCTCTCTTCTATCTTCATACCAAGAAGATCAAGTCCCTTCACATAACTCTTTGCCCATTCACTTCTTGATTGTCTGTCTGAATTAAAACTAGATATTAATTCACTAGCCATGGACTGCAAATCAGATTCTTCTATTTCTTCTGCGAGATTTGCGTCAAATCCACCAGACATAATTTCTTCAACTTGCTCTCCTGTAAAATCAATAATCATTCCACCATCTTCAGTTTCAACTGAAACAGCCTCTGGATTTAAAACTTCAACAGTTACCTCTTCTTCTGTGGCCTCTGCTTTGGCTAAGTCCCTTGGTGTCATGATTTTTTCTACAGCCATTGGATTCTCCTATTTCATTCTTTCTAAAAGTCTATCTATTTTTTCTTCTAATCTATTTATTGCAACAGTAACATCGTCACGCTTTGCGTAGTCTTCTCTAGTTTTATTTAGCAGTATATCTATTCTTTTTACTTCTCTTGACTGATTTCCCAAGAACCATCCTCCGCCTAAAACAATAATCCCTATTAATCCATCTATGATATGCGTCATTTCCATCAATAATACTCCACAGGTCTTCTGTATTTAGGTTCTTCATCCCAATCATCCATTGTGGTTCTTATCCAACCACCTTGTCTGAATCTTAACAGCGCCTGTGTAGTTGAGTCAACCAAGTCATCATGGTCTCCTGCTGGAAATGCAGCACATTCCTCAATGACTTCTTCTGCCCATCTAGTTGGTGGACACCAAACAATACCACTAGCAAATAAATCTGTAACACTGTTAACTCTTGCTATCTTATCCTGTCCGCGGCTCGGTGTAAACTCCGTAACTGGTATTCCCATCGCTCTAAGTTCAAAAATAAGCGGTGAACCCGCTGCTTTTGCCTCTACAATCATTTGATCTGGCTCAAATTCCCAGTATTTATCATAGGCTGCTCTTTTTAATTCTGGAAACTCAAGTTTTTCTTTAAATGCATCAATCAATATTAAGTTTGGTATTTCGTTACCGTCATCATCTGGGTGGTAGAACACTCCCCATGTGGTGCATGCGCTATAATCCGCTCTTTGCGTTTTTAAGAACGCTGTGTCCCATGATTGTATTATGGCATCACAAGGTGGTAAATCTGATTTCTCCCACTCCTGCCACCATTCACGCTTGATTAAAGCCCCTTCTTCTGATGTGGGGTCCTGTTGGTACTGTGCGTTCCATTTTGACACTGGCAGTTCGGCTTTCAGCGCGTCTAATTCGGCCTGCCCCCAAAATTCAGGCCATAATGGCTTGCCTGAAGGCATAATTGCAGGTAATTCTATGACTTCCCAGTCATTTGAACCCTCTCTTTCGATAGATTTGTTGATAATTTGCCCTGTTAGGTCCCTTTTTGACCATCTTGTCATAACAATTATGATTGCTCCACCCGGTTGGAGTCTCTGACGAGGCCCAGATGTGTACCAATCGTAAACTTTGTTGTAAACTTCGGGATTATATTCTCCCATAGTAGCATCTTGCTCTGAGTGGGGGTCGTCAATTATCAAAATATCAGCACCCTTACCCGTCACTGCACCACCAACACCTATAGCGAAGTAGTCACCACGCTTATTTGTGTTCCATCTTCCTGCTGCCTTGGAGTCTGTGGATAATTCTATGCCGGGAAATATGTTTTGGAAGTCATCATTCTGTATTAAGTTACGAACTTTACGACCAAAGCCAACAGATAGCTCTGCGGTGTGTGCTGTTTGAATAACTTTTTTATCAGGATACATTCCAAGAAACCATGCTGGGAATAAATAGCTTGCAAATTCTGACTTGGTATGACGGGGTGGCATATTGATAATCAATCTTTTTAATTCACCCCGGGCCACCCGTTCAAACGCCTCCGCCATAGTCTCATGGTGCCTCCCATGTATAAAAGATGGCCACATGGCACGAACAAAAGGAAGAAACTCCTGCCTTGCTTTTTCTTTATCTCTGGTTTCTTCAATCTTTTCTACTAGATCAAGTATCTCTTTCTGCTTGTCTGCAGAAAAACTATCTAAGTTTTGATAGGCATTACTAATTAATTTTGCTAGATCACTCATTTTCATTCAATGTTGTTGCAGGTCGACTATCAACTATCTTTTGCGCCAAGTCAATCATCCACAAACATTCATCTGTATCTACTTCAGAAACAATATGTAAAGACTTGTTGCCGTCTTCATCATCAACCCAGCCAATTTTAATCTCATTATACAACTCTGGCACTTCATACTCAGAGAGATAATCTGGTTGTTTAAGTTTTCTGTGTTTATCTAGTTCTATTACGTTTTTTGACAATCCGTTTTCCCTACTAGTTATAACAATACTAGTTATAACTAGTTATTTATACTAGTATAACTAAATATATATACTAGTTATAACTAGTAGACAACCCCTTTTTATTTTTTTTTGAAAAAAATATGAATTTTTATGAGTAAAATCAACTGTAGTACGTGTGGGTAGGGCTACGGCTACACGGGTGGGTAGGACTGGGTGGGATAACAAGACTAGCGAAAATAGAAAAAGGTAGCCTAATTGTTACCTAGTAACTTTTGTAACTTATCTTTTAACTGATATTCTAATTCATCTGCAGTCATATTTATATTTTCTGATTTTATTTCTAGCTTATCTGCAAATAGTCCAACCATATGAGTTTTACCCATCAGCTCTAAAGCTCTAATCCTAGAAGCTGAATTATTATCCATGTCAGTTGCTTCTTTCTCTAGCTGTTTCATTATGAACTCAGCTTGTTTGATCCCCAACATGCGTTGATCTTCTGCTTTTTGGTGCTGAATAGCTTTTATTCTTGATATAACCTTGACATTATTAAATGTTTTAGATGCCATCTCATGAATTGACTTTTCTTTTGTATCTGGAGATACATCATATGCTTTTCTAAATGCGTCAGCTTTAGTAAATCCATCAGCTACTAATTGAGCAAATTCTAATTGTTTACTGGTTAAAGGCTGATCTTTAGCTTTTGGTATTTTTGTAATTTTAACTTTATCTGAAACTAATTTTAAATTTGGTTTTTTATTCTTATCTTTTTTACTCATGATTTATCTTCTAACTTTCCATAAATTAACCCTTAACAATTAATATCACAATAAAACCCTTACTGTAAACATGAGAACAAAACATGAAATAGTGTTTAATAGCTCATAGAAGCTCATACAAGCTCATTAATGCTTTTAGGGTATCATTAGACCTTTTTTATTGTTTCGGAGTTTTTGGCTTCAGCTCTACATCACAGACGATACACCCCATAAAAGTTAACATTAACTATTTTTTTTAATTTTTTTTCAATAATTTATGTTTCTTAATCGTCATAGTAATAAGAACATAGTTTATTATTATTTATTATTATTTATTATTATGTGTTTGACATATATATTTATTCGTAGTAATTAAGAGTTTCATATTTTTGTTTTTTTTTAAGAGGAGCTAGAAGCTAGAAAGACAAAGGGTTAGCAACCCACGACACGAACTGAAACCCCACGATCTCCAAGTAATGCAAGGAAGTAATTAGGGCGATATCAGATAAGCAAATAGAGAGTGTCAATCGGAGATACACCGACCAAAGTTAAAGATAGAGATAGGCAATTATTAAAGTCTTTAATGTACTGTTTAGGAATGTGCATTCCTACTGATGATCTCAAAAGAG